TATGGCCGTTTTGAACGGTTCTATGGGTGGAGTAGATATTCCTGATGCAGATCGTGCGGGTGTTTACCGCGTAATCGCTGGTTACTACAAGAAGTTCAAGAAAGACCTTCCTGAACTGAACGCCGTCGATGAGGAAAATATGAATAAAAACGACATTCCTACGATTGAGAATAACGTAGAAACAGAAGAAGTCGAGACTCCAAAAGTCGAGACAGAGGTTGTCGCTGAAGAGATTGAAGTTGTAGAACCAGAAGTTGAGGTTGAAAAGCCTCAGCCAGAGGTCACAAAACCTGAAGTCGAAACACCAGAGGTTGTGGAACCAGTGAAGACTGAGCCAGAAGACAATTCAGCAGAACCTGAAAAGGTTCCAGTAGAACCTAAAACAGAAATAAAAGAAGAGGAAAAATTAGAAATGACTGCTGATCAAATCGCAGAAATCGTAGCTAACGCCATCAAGCCTTTTGCTGATGATCTAACCGCTACGCGTAAACTAGCCCAGGACGCCCTAGACGTGCAGGCTAAAGAACCGGAGTTCACTCCCGAAGTTAAGGTAGAAAACAGCCTTGATGGTCTAAGCGCAGAACAGCTGTTCAGCAAGCAGTTGAACGCCGCTGTCGCTTACGAGCGCATGGGCAGCGTTGAAGGTGCTAAGACCCTTCACGACATTAATGCCCGCAACCTACAGGCTCTAAAGGAAGCAAAGATTGTTAACGCAGCTTTGACTCTTGAGGATTTGGGTAACTTCGTTATCGCTCCTGAGCTTTACAATCAGGTAGTTGGTGTTCGTACTGACTATAGCAAGCTATTGGACGCTACGCAGTGGAAAGAGACTCAGAGCCTTCAATTCGGTTGGTTGACTCGTTCACGAGACATTGACATGTCTAACGTTGCTATTGGTGCCCTTGGAGACGTTTCATCGCCCGACACTACTAACAAACGTTTGAAGCCTATTAGCACACCTGCTTACGGCGCTCACACCGATAGCTTGGAAGAGTTGGCTGCCGTTACTCCGATCTCGGTCAACGTTATTAAGTTCGCCGCTGCTGACATCCTTTCTGACGTCGCTGAGGGCTACCGTAACGACTACGATCGCAAGCGTGCTCAGCTAGTTATCGTCCGTTTGCAGCAAGCTGTTAACGCCACCGGCAACAAGCACGTCTTTGACATCTCCAACGGTTTGGTAGGATGGGCTCAGGTTGTAGCTTTGCTATCTGACGTAACGACTGTTGGTACTTTGATCTTCAACAGCAGGACTCTTGCTATGATTAAGGGCCAGGCTATCGACAACTTCGCGAACGTAACCGTTCTTAGCGAAATGGCAACAGGTTCGATCCTTGGTACTCCGTTCATCGTAGTTCCTAACGATCTATTGCCTACCCTGAACGCCGCCGAGACTCGCACTTTCCCTGTTCATGGCGTGAACGTAACTGTTGACCAAGCCGTATTCTACGGTGACCTACGTACCTTCACCGGTCGTACGTCTGGTGGTTTGAAGTACGATGTTGATGGTTCTGCTTCCTACGAGTTAAACGGTGTTACTTACTCTGCCTACCAGCGTAACGAAGTTGTCCTACGCGGATCCTTCTTCCGCGGTGGTGTTGTAAAAGACATCAACGTAGTAGCCGGTATTCCTGCCGTAGCAGTTTCTTAGGGATTTACACTTAGTAAATCTTAGTAACAAATAACTTTTAACTTGGGTAGGGGCAATGACCATAGCAGAATACCAGACTTTGACTGGCACAACAGTATCGGACGAAACTCGCATGAAAGCCGTGATACGCCGTGCTGAAGCAAAGCTCGGTAGTCTGCTTGGTTATCCCCTATCTAAGCAAAAGACTTGGTACGAATTAGGTAAAATTCAATACGACGGCTTAACGCCGTTTCCTTCCTTGCCAGTAAGTGATGATGTTTTGAGCAACCTAGTTGCTCCGGACGATCAAACTGGCGACTACCAATTATTCGGCTTTGACGAGCTGGATATGCACATTAAAATCAACCCAGCAAAAGAAATATATCGGGCTAAAGTAGTACTACCGGTAAACGAAAACGAGTTCATAACTATTTATGACCTAAACAACGGCACTCCGTATTTGAACGGAGCGGGGCTAGTAACAGCCGTTACTCGCTACTACTCCTGGTTCACCTGGACTTGGTGGAATAGCCTTCTGTGGACGGACCGTTCGCATTTGATGCTAGCCGTAGACGCTGATTATATCAACGCTTGCGACATCGACAAATATCCGGATTTGGCTTATCTACTTGCTGATATGGTTACATACTACGCAGATCCAAACTACTCTCTATTGGGTATATTAAAGTCTGAGACAATCGATACCCATTCCTACACTAGAGCTGCTACGGGCCAATCACTTGATGCTACCGCGCCAGAGGGTCAACCTTCGGCTAAGATGATTATCGACAGATACGCAGGCCCAGCGGCTTATAGAAAAAAGGTACGATGAGATACCTAGACACCGTACAACTTGTTGCCACTACACCAGATGGTTACGGCGATAGAACGGCTACGGTCTTAACTGATGCCGGAGCCCTATTTATTCAACGTGCGTCTGTCATACACAACGGGAACGCGGACGGCACAGGGGCTGGTATAACATACGACGCGTCTGTTTACTTAGATCCGCAGAATCCTATTGTTGCAAATAATCTAGATAAACTAGAAGGTATGTACATAGTCTTTGGTGGCTGGTATCGCGTAGCACACGTAATAGTAGCGCGGCGTAAGTTGTTAAACAACGCGATAGACAACATCCATTGTTTGCTAGAGAAAGAACCGGGAGTCACATATGATACACATGTCAGCTAAGTCTTCCGTCGATATGAATCTATGGGCCGACGTGGTAGTGATCGAGAATGCTCTGAATAACTTACCAAGAATATTCGCCCAAAAGTTTGGTAAAAATGTCTGGCCGTTCACGCCGAAAAAATACGGTCCGTTACGTGCTAGTATATTTGCTCAATCTCTTGGACATACCGCTACTGTCGGCTGGCGCATGCCTTACGTATTAGACCAAGAGTTAGGTTACAATACTAAAACTGGCTATGTTTATAGCCATTGGACGACTCCTGGAACTGGTCCACATTTCGCCCAAATGGGTGTACGTATGACTCTTGCTCAGATGGACTCGATATACAGAGAAGTAGGTTTAACCAGATGATAGACGTCAAAACTGTCGGTGAATCATTCGTAAGGTTTCTAGAAGACAAACTTATAGGAACTTTTGGTACAGATCTCTTCTTAGGCGAACTACCCCAAGAAGCGCCTGATGATTCATGGCTTGTGATTGTAAGTGGTGGTAACCCAGAGATAGTAACGTTAGACGGAGGTATGCTTAAAATATATACCTTTAATATCTATCGTCGCTCGCTGGCAGGGAAGAAAATTGAACGAGACCTATTCGGACTAGAAGAAATTTTAAACTGTAGCACTTGTGTCAATTTAGATGGATTTGAAACAATTTATTCGCGTGCGACTCAATTCGCACAAGACATAGACCTGGATAACGCCAATAGGCGTATCGGACTCTTACAGGCTCAGATTAGATTATTCAAGTCGGAAACACAAGTAAGCTAACTAATTTACTAACTGAACACCAAGGTGTTCTAAGGTAAATTTAAAAAATAAAGGATTAAATAAAAACATGAGTTTAGTAAAAGGAACCTTCAACTTCAAGTGGGGTGCCAATAGTCTCTACAACGTAAGCGACATCAAAGTCGATTACAAAGTTGACTCTAGCGACACTAAGACGCTTGACGGTAGAAGCTACACTACACAAACAGGCATGAGTGCCACTATATCTCTTACGCTACTGGATAACGATATTGCATCGCTCGCTGTTTTGTTCCCACAATACTATGTCCCTGTCGGCAGAACGCTTTCAACTGGTGAAACTGTTACTCAAGCAATGGGCGCTATCGACATAACTGCAGCTTCTTGCACAACTTCTAGCATATACAACCAGCTGGACGTCTACGCTTGTGGCACAAATGCCCAGGTGTTGCGTCTAGTGCGTGCTCGCACAGAGATTGAATCAGTGGACGTAGCAAACGGTCTACGTACTGTAGCTGTGAAATTTATCGGTGAGCCTACAACTGGTCAGGCTGTGATTCAGTTCTTGACTGACAACGAAACATTCGTTTCTTAACGAATCAATTTAATAAAACCCAAGGAGTTTATATATTAAATGGCTAAGTATGATTTAACAGGCAGTCTTGAAAAAGATTTTACCTTTAGTATTGACGATCAAAATTACACGATGCGTAAACCGACCGTCCGTGAAATGCGTGAACTTGTAAAGAAGTTTGCCGCTGTTGACAAAGAGGCTGACGTTGAGAAACAGGGTGAACTAAGCGAGGAAGCTCTAAAGGGCATCTTCGTATTCATCACACCTACTGAGGGCTCAAGACCAATCGGCGAAGTTCTCGATGAGCAACCAGCCGAAGTGCAGGTCGCGTTCAATAACATGATAGCGGCCGAATTAGGCGCTAACAAATAATGACTCCCGAAGAAGCCCGCGTCAGGGCTGTCTTCGGTGATAAGGTAGAAGTCAAGCAAGTACGCGCTCCGATTCCCGAAGATTCCGACGCGGAAGTAACAGATCTTCTAACTAGGGTCTGTTACTTCTACCCACAATATACACTTGAAACAGTAGAAAAGCTCACTAACGCTCAAGTTACAGCTCTACTTGTACAGGCAGAAAAACAAAAAGCAATTGAGTATTACAACCTAACGTTGATAGCGGTAGCCCCCAATACTAAAAAGGGTGCGTTGGTAGATAAACTAGTTAAACAATATAGAGAGATTGCCGAGTCTTAATGCAAGATAGCAAAGTGACCATTACAATAACAGCCGTTGACGGCGCTACAAAAGTCTTCACGGCTGTTGGTGACGCCGCTGTAAAGCAGGCTCAAAGAGCGGCTGCGGCTTGGCAGGTACTTAACAAAGTACAAGATGTTTCTATTAAGTCTGGGACATCTGCCGACAAGTTAGCCCAGTCTACTAACGGAGTAACTGAAGCTACTAAGCAAAATTCGGTAGCGCAGGGTGAGTCTTCTAACGTTACAGAAAAGGCCAGCAACAGCACTAAAAAAGCTGCTGACTCACAGAAAACGCTAGAAACAGCAACAAGACGTAGCTATCTCGCGCAGATCGCCTTTACTACTGTACTGTCTGCCGGTATAAACAAAGCCTTTATGGAGTTGGTAGACGTTGCTGGGCAGGCTATTCAGCGTACCGACTTGATAGCTCAGTTCCCGTCTATCATACAGTCTTTGGGCGGTGCCGCCACTGACGCTTCGGCGGCGCTAAGCAAGTTATCTGATTATATCGGCCAGATTGGTGGTAACCTACAAGAAGCATCCACCTCTGTCGTACGTTTCACTGAAATAACAAAGGACGTTAAAGCCGCAACCGCTGAGTTTGTTGGTGTTAACAACGCTCTTATAGCCGGTGGTGCTGGTGCTGAAGTACAGCAAAATGCCCTAGAACAACTTACACAGTCGTATTCTCGTGGTGTTCCTCAGTTGATTGAGTGGAAGTCGATTATGATTGCTATGCCAGCTCAGTTGAGCATGGTAGCCACAGCTCTTAACTTGCCAAATGCACAAACTCTTGGTGAAGCTCTTACCGCTAAAAAAGTCACGATGCAACAGTTCATGACTGAACTTACTAAGTTATCCACTGGCACAGGACCGATAGCAAATCAGATGTTGGTGCGTATGAACAGTATGCAGTTCGCGTGGAATAGATTCAAAAACACGATGGTACAAGGCATGACCCAAATAATCCAAACAATCGGTCGCCAGAATATCATTAACTTCTTTGACCTATTAATTGGGGTGATACGCCAACTCTCTGTATATGCGATTGGGCTTGTCTCTGTTCTCTTTACAGTGTTTAACACGTTGAGTTCGTTATTCGGTGGACCGCAGATAAAGTTAGCCGCAGACAACACAGGTACACTTGCTGATAACCTAGGCGCTGGTGCTAACAACGCCAATGATTTAGCAGACGGTCTTGACGCGGCGACTAATGCGGCGTCTGGACTCGCGGCTTTCGACAAGATGAACGCACTCGCCACACCATCAGCTGGTAAGGCGGCCGATAATGGTGCCGGTACTGGTGCCGGTGGGCTGTCCGTGGGCGACGCCGCAGCTTTGAATAGTATTTTCGATAGTCTACAAGGCAAGTTAGTTGACGTAGGCGCTACCGCTAAAGTTATCGCGGGTATTATCGCTGCGTTTTTTGCGTACAAAGCCGGAACCGCCCTTTTAGACTCGTTCCTAGGGTTAAAAACAGTGTTAAATGATATCGCGGGTCTTAGTGCGTTCGGTAAAATAAAGACAGCGCTCAAAGATATTGCCGTGGGTATGGGCATTATTAATGGTGAGTCTGCGGTCAGCGATCTTGGCGGTTTAGGTAAAGCTGAGAAAGACGCTAAAGCGGTGGGTACGTTGTCCAAAGAAGTCACGGGTCTAAGAGACTCCATGAAGGGGCTTATAGCTCTTACGGTACTTAACGATCTTGAGAATGCTATCGGGAATAAGCAATATCTAGAGATTTTTTTGCTCAAGATAGGCGATGCTTTTAAGAAGTTGGGTACGGGTATCGCGACCGGTGCGAAGAACATTTATAACGGCGTGGCTAAAGTCGGTGAGACTGCTCTAAGTCTAGGCTCGAATGTTAAGGGAGCGGTCACCGACATGGCCGCTACGGTGTCTGCTAAGGGCCCTATGACCGCCATGAGCGACGGCATAGTGGTCAGCCTTGGCGCGGCACTGAGGGGCGTGAGTTCTCTTGTTATGGCTATCCCTGGTATTGGGTGGGTTGTTCTAGCAGTTACGGCTGTTGTAGCCGCATTTGTAAAATATTGGGATCAAATCAACGAATCTCTAAAGTCAGTCGGTACACAGTTCCAGAATCTTCAAGGGCTATTTATCGGCACAGGCAACGCGGTAAGCGGTTTGAGCGGTTTATTCGACTGGCTGTTTAATTTGTTCGCCGATATAGGATATCCAATAATCGAAGCTATAATTGCGATTTTTGACATTCTAGTAGGCTCTATTAAAGTGGTTATAAAGTTTATCAGTGCCTTATTCTCTGGTCTTGGTGATCTGCCAGTTCTTAAACAATTTGGTGACATGATAGGTGTTATCGGTTTGGGGTTCAAGGGCCTTGGTGAGTTGATCAAGGCATCTATTCCTCATATCACAGACTTCTTCAACAAGATTACCAACACGGGTCCGGAGCAGGCTTACAAGACTGCTGTTGATAATTTAACTACTGCCTCAAAAAAGCACGGTGACGCCCTAAAAGCGGAGAAAGACGCCATAGACGGCGTGCGTAGCGCACAGTTGGCCTTAAAGAACTCGGTAGTAGCTGTTGATAACGACCGTATAGCCGTTGGTGAGTTAGTTGATACGCTAGCGGCGTTAACTCCGGGCACTGATGATTATACCAGAGCTTCACACAAACTAGACGCCGCACAAGCACAGCTAGCCGTTGACCAGAAGTCTGTTGCTGATGAAACAGATGGTGTCGCCGTAGCTACTAAGGCGCAAACTGATGCGCAAAAAGCAGTTACAAAAACGTCCGCCGATCTTCTAACCGCTTATGATAATATGATCGCTAAAAATGGCGCTTTATCAAAGTCCGCCCAAGAAACAG